ATGTTTGCGACCAATCCGCTTGGAATCGGTCAACATATGCCACACAATTCATCGCATCTAAACCAATAATAACCGTATAATCCGAATACTTCGCCAAATCCACACCCCAAGCCACAACACTTCTGTTCGTTACTGGCTTGTAACAACTGCGGATTGCATCAATTCCGAATGGGTTTGTCTTGTCATCGGCTGGTTCTGCCAAATACAACTCATTGAAGACGTGAAGTGGGAGATCTCGTTTGGCTTGTTCAACCTCTTCAAGTTTGAGAATGCCTTCCTTGACCGCATCATATGCCGTTATCTTGAAATACTTATATTCATTCTCACCGCTTCTCGCCCTTTCCCCTAACTTGTAGAACCAATTCTTCTTTCCTTTCACATTCCCAATCAGTTTGCACTTGCCTTGTGTCGCAGTTAGGGTTGAACGCATAGCATACCACGATTCCTCACGCATCCTTGATGCCTCATCAATCACCGCAGCGTACACATCATCACCATACAAGTTGTCAGGCTTTTCACCTGATTTGAATTCTATCCTTGCACCCGTTGGAAGAATGAGCAATAGTTTGGTTTCGTTACTGATAAAGAAGTTCTTATCCGTGACTTGTGACTTCATCCTTCGGAATGCAATCTCCGCTTGTTGGTATACTGGTGCAACCCACCAAACCGATTGATTGTCCTTGCACTTCAACGCTTGTTCAAATAACCAAATGATGTGAGATGCCGTCTTGCCCGTCTTTGTACTCGCAGCAGTAATGGTAAAACGAGCATCACAATCAAGGATGTCTTTTTGGTAACTCGTGACATATGGTCTTTGATAGGTTATTTGCATAAACTTTGGTATACACTCAATCGTGTTAGGTTGTGCAGTTCAAGGTTGTGGTATGTCTCACAATAGATGCGATTTGATTCGCCCATTGACCTTCTCACAGAATGACCAGCATCAATCAGTTTCTCAATGGATGCCTTCCAGTTGTTTTGGGTTGCGAAGATCACACCATCATTTCCGGTATGGTATAAGTATGGGTAAACTGCTGAACAGATAATGGGGATAGAATAGGCAGCGGCTTCCACAATCTTCAATTCACTCTTGCAGTTGTTGAAGTGGTTGTCCTGAAGTGGTGCAAGTACGAAGTCAAAGTGCTTGTAAACCTCACCGTATTCAAATACCGAAGTGCCTTGAACGATGTTGGCTTTGGGAATCAGTTTGACAATGTTGTTCCAATGATCACTCGGTGTGTATCCGCAAATGTAGAAATCCACATCCATTGAATTGATGTCATCAGCAATGAGCTTCAAATCCTCCTCGTGTGTGATTCCACCAACCCATCCAATTTTCACTCTCTCGTTCTTCTCCTTCGGTTGCTTCCATTGGTTGTGAGATGTATCCAAGCAGTTTGGCACAATGTAGACATTCTCGTTGATTGTCCTCACTTCATTGGCGAGTTTTTGAGTGGTGCAGAATACCGCATCCGCATAGTTGATGGCATCTTTGATGGAGTTCTTGATTCCTTTTCTGTATGCCCAATATGCAGGGTTGTATTTTGGCAGTACCCAATAATCATCCACATCAATTACATAAGGCTTCCCGGCATCTGTGATTCGTTTCAACACATCGTACTGGTTCTTTCCAAGCCATCGTGAGAAAACAATCACATCATAGGGTGCAAGGTCAACCGTCATCCATTCGGCTTGTGATTGGCAGACATCAACCACCGCTTCTCCGTTTATTTGCATTCTCAAATGTGGTGCATAGATGCGATGGTAAACCACACCATTGATTCCGTCTGTTAGTATTAAAAGTTTCATAGGGTATTAAGTAAGAAGTTAAAGCCTTGATTGGTGACATAATCAAAGCCATTGTTGACAGGGATAACATTTGGGGAGTGAACACATACCTCAAGCAATCGTTTTACTTTCATTTGCTCTGCGATTGCGTAGGTGCTTGACTGATTGCCAATGAACGCCTTGCAACTGCCGACAATGGTTGCCAACATCAAAGCATCTTGACATTTTAAGAGTTCACAATCCAACTGCCATCTCTCGGTGAATGCGATGTATTCGGATTCGTAGCCAAAGAAAACGCACTTGTGTTCCTTCAATGGAAAATAGTTGATATCGTGGTTGCGATAACGAGCAGAGAAGTTCAAAAGAATCTTGTCCGCAAAGTATGGAATCGGTTCAGTCGCTTCAATGCAAGGTTCGTGAAGGTCTGTTATCAATTCGGGATACACAAGAAAGTGATTCCGTCTCAAATCACCAGCGGAGAGATTTAATCCGTGACGCCTGAACTTATCAAAGTCATAGCCCATATCAATATGGGAGTGCATCTCAACCTTTCTTATGTACGACTGATGCTCAAGCAAGGGTTTGATATATTCGTATGAGTTTAAGTTCATACAGTATCCTCCGCTTGGATGACCGGAAACAGTATTCTGCTCACGGAATCCGATGTGAAAATCTACCGCACCGTGTAACTCTGCAACTCGCTTGGTTGCGGTGAGTGAATAGATCAAATCACCAAGATGTCCCGACTGGATTACTCTCATAGTTCTTGCAGTATTTCTTTGACCTCCAAATAAAACATCAACTCATTGCGATTCTCCCAAGTTTTATGAGACAACGCCTCAATGATTTGGTCAACTGCAACCAATGAGCAATCCTTAACCGTCAAAGAGTTGTTGAATGATTCTTTGATTTCTTGTGCTTTGTCTTGTGATGTCATTCGTTCGGGGTTACTGGGATAGGCATCCAATATGCCACATCAATAATTGCATTGCTATACTCCTCAACCCATAGGTCATCGAAATATCTTGCCAAAGTTATTCTCCCATCCGTTGTTGCTACCAACTGGATGTCCTCGTCTTGTGGTGGTAGTTTGTCCTCACCTCTCCAACTTGCTCTCATCTAAATTCAAAGTTATTGTGAAATTCTTGCTTTCTATCGTTTGGTCAATCGTTTCTTTTGGTTTGCCTTGTGATCGTGTGAGCAACATCTCCAAGTTGAACAGAGAATTGTTGTTGTGACCTTTCAGCAATGCACCGGCAATCGTTCTTTCCATTATCGTGTATTCATCCCCTCGGTCTATCTTCTCCAGTTCTTTCCGTGATAGTGTGAGCATTGCCAACATCGTATCTTCCACTTGGGATTTGGTGTATCCAATCTCCTTCATTTGTGTGATGAGCTTCTGCGGTCTTCCCTGCAGATTTATCCTTTCATCTCCGCCTTTTTTGAATGGTTTCAAGTTCTGTTCATTTGCCATTGCTCTCGTTGTTATTTCGCTGTTATTTTACCATTGACAATCTTTGTTCGTGAATAGATTTCAACCACTCCTTGTATTGTTTCTTATCTCCAAACTTGATGTGATCCTCACGACATAATGCCATCAGGTTTTCAATGTTATCTGCTTCTTTGCTCCCTCCCATTCCTCTCGCTTCAAGGTGATGGATGTCAATTGCTTTCTTCCCACACACCTCACAAGGTATAAAGTCACTTATGTCATATCCGAAATGGTTGAGGTATGTCATTGTGTGTTTCTTCATTGCTCATTCTTTCTTCTCCTCTTTGGTTTCTGCTCATCATCGGCAAGTTGTGCTTTGGTGATGGCTTCTTGTTGTTGGTTTGCCCATATCAAAAGTGAGTGCAAGGCTTCGGTTACACAAGTACTGCAATTAGGCAAGTTCCTTCCGAAGATTTCACGGTGGACATTGTTTAGGATTGCCCCTTGTTCCGGTGATGGTGCAAATACTTGTGTTTTCTTCCAGTTGTCGTACAACGGTTGGAGTGATAGTATAAATTCAATGTTGCTCATAGTTTTGTTTCAAGGAGTGCGACAATCACGGTGGCGATGGATGCGTAAAGTATCCCCACCCAACCGTAGGTGTACAAGAAAAAGGACAAGCCCAACCACCAAGACAAGCAGAACGCACAATCAAGTGGTTTCATTCTCTTCCATTTGGAATAGTCACTACCGTACAGATAGCGTTTTAATAGGTCGGCTGGTTTACCAAAGTTTACGATGATGATTGCCAAACAAGCAATACCAATTATTTCTGTGTGCATCGGTCTTTCATTAGTTTAATTACTCTCAACACTTCACGAACGGAGATATCGGTCTTTCGGTGGATTGCCCTTGCAGACATTCCAGAACACCATAGTTTGAAAAGTTCTCGTTCATAAAAATATGCTGATTCTGTGACTTGGTTTATTTTGTTGATTCGTTCAAGTTCAATTCCTTCGGCTTGTTCACGCTCATCCAGTAAGTCAATGTCTTCAGCGAAGTCAAGCTCGTATACATCGTGTTGATCATATATTCTTGATTCGCCAAAGGGATGCCGGTTGCCGTTGATACAAAGGTATAAAAGACGGATTGACCAAAACTGGATGTATCCGTCTCTATATATTTTCTCGATTTGTTCATCAGGTTTCTCAAGTATTGTCAAAAAGTAAAATTGGTACAACTCCCTTGCCAACTCATTGTTTTTTGCAATGTTCTTGGTTGCTTTCCTCAACCAATCGGCTTTGGAGAGTTCCAATATGATGGCATCTTTATTCAATTTTTCTTTTCAATAATGCAAATATAACCATCTTTTTCGTACTTTTTTTGACATCTCAAAACTTGTTCTTCCTCATACAAGATGTGAATCGATGACGAGAGTCCTTTGGTGCAAGTAATCACATAATAACTGAACGGATGTTTCATATGTCTGTCGTGTATTTCTATCGTGTGTAATTAGATTGTCAAACACATTGATGGCATTCATCACGCTGGAATGGTCTCTCCCTAATATATAGCCAATTGAACTAAATGTCATCTTCAAGTGCTTACGGCAAAGGAAGGAAAACATATGACGAGCATACACCACGGATTGTTTTCTCAATGATGAAATCACAAGATCAGGTGTGACATCGTAGGCTTGACAACAAACCCTCATTGCATCTGTCCAGTCAGCATCAATGCTATTCAAATCGCACTTTGGTTGAATGATTTCTTCTTTCAGCCTTTTCAACTCTTTGTCGTGCTTGACTGTTATGTCTGCAATCTGCAATCGCAATCTGCGAATCTCTTGCTTAAGGTTGTGTACTTCTTGATAGTGGCTGATCATTAGAATGTGATTTTACATTTGTTACACTTGTGCTTGTCCAAGGTCTTGAGCAATTTTACCTTGCCAATGGTGTTGCACTGGGGACATTTGGGATGGTCTGCAATAACGATTGAATCATAAACGGATTGCCAGTACTCGTGACCTTGTGGCGTTTTATCCCATTTGAACGCATCCAAGAGCATATCTTTCATATTGTAGTATGATTGTACCCTCTTGTCCTTTTCAACGAGTTGTATGAACTCTTTGTACATTGGCAATCCTTTTGCTTTTGTTCCAAGTTGTTCGTCTCTGCGTCTGTCAATTATCTTCATAACAACTTTTCATTGCCATCGCCTAACCGAATGAATCCTGAATCCTTTGTTGATCCAGTTGCTTTGATGAAATCAATTTCAATCTTTGCTGAATTGATAATTACTTGTCCAACATCTGCCATTGCTTTTGCAGTTGCGATGTCAATGTCGCCATCTTTCAGGCGTTCCAGTGTTTCAAATAAGTGATCACGGA